ATCTTAGATGTGCCATATAATTTTGATTCTGTCATGTTGCTATCTCCGGATCGCTGTGCAAGATATTTATAGTCTCTTTTTTCTAAGTTAGACTTTGTTATGTCTCTAGTTGTAAAATTTAGTAAACGTTTTTTACTAAAAGTTCTTAATTCTTTTAAGAAGTCATACCATATACTTTTACTTACATTGTTTTCTGCTACGTCTTTATTGTGCATAACAACTACACCATCTTCTTCTGATAGTGATATGCTTACTTTACCTACATCAGCGTCTGCTTCTTTAAACGGAAATTCAAAGAATCTTGCTTGTTTAGGTTCTTGTGTAACATTACCTTCTTTGTCGCCAATTGTTACACCAGGAAATCTACCCCTAATTTTTGAAAACAATTCTTCTGCTATGATATCTATATTCTGCATAATGTATTTATCAATAGTTGCTACTAACGAAGATAGGCATTGGTGGTTCATAATCTTCTAAATCTTCTGCCTGATTAAACGTATTATAAATTCTAGGATCCCAGTCTTTAAGTACAGCCATCATTCTTATAGCAAGCAATGTTGCACTTATTAAATCGTCATGGTGTCCTACTTTTGCTTGGAAACTAGAACCTGTAGCAACAAATGCCTTTAGTTCAGATAACAATGGTTTACTATGCACAATCATTTTGTCGCCTTCAACCATTGTTTTTAATCTACTACATGCTGTTATTTTTGTGCCATGTGTTGTGTTAAACCCTTTACGGAATTTACGTACATGGCCTTTTCGAATTGGTTCAGACACAAATAGGCCTGGTATATTCTCTTCCCCGAAATCGTTTATAACGATTAGTGCCGCTTCTCCAATACCATTATTTTCTACAGACCAATATACACCATTTTCGTTATTAGTCTCGGACTGTATGTACTTACAAATGTCTGCTAGTACTCTTATTTGTCCAGGTATTGCTGTAGTGTTGTGTTGCCATTCTGCTACCTGTGTATAACTAGGTAGTTCAAACACTTGTATTGCGGCATAGTCTCCACCTGTACCCATACTAGGGTCAAGTGCGATAGCATATGTATATTCTGAAGTTGGCTTTTTGTACCAACGTGTTTGCCCCATATTTAATATAGGACTTACACCTTCCATGGTTGCAAGATGTATACTTGATATTAATGTTTCATCAAATACTAAGAATTCACAACCATATTCACGTCTAAACTTTTCTTCGCCTATACGTCCTATTTCTTGGACTTTCCATTCTTCGTCTCTATCAGGATGTTCATCCCATTGGGCAACAAAACTATGAAACCCGTTTACGCCTAACTCTTGTTCGTTACCGTGTTCATCAAATTTTTCTTCTGCTTGCTTCCAAATAGTTGCAAATGTATCTTCGTCACTGTTCGGTGTACTAGTAATAATAGCACGACCACCTGTTGCTAGTGTAGGTGATATTGATGTCCAAAACTCTTCAGCAATATTAGGTTGCACAAATGCAAACTCGTCACAGTATAGTAATGATATAGACATACCACGTCCTGTGTTGCCTGTTGTAGTTTGTGCTACAATACGTGAACCATTTTCAAATTCAATACTACCTTTATTGTAACTAGTAACACCTGCTCTAATATGATCTGGACAAGTTTCGTATACGTAACGTATACGTGCCATAATCTCTTGTGCGCCTGTGTACTTGTGTGCCGCAACAAGAATAGTTTGGTCTGGGTTAAACATTGCATACCAAGCAAGATAGATACTAGCACATGTAGTTTTGCCTGTTTGTCTAGGCATCATATTAATGTTAAAACGATAATTGTGATATGAGTGCATTAATCGTAACTGGTATTCAAACGGAGAAAACAATAGTTTGCCTTTTACAGGATGCTGAATAAATGCAAATTTCTCTGCAAAATACAAATATCCTAAATCAGGGTCCATACATTTAGCAAGGTCTTGGATCTGAGCCTCGGTAAACGTTTCTTTCTGATTTGCTTTCTTGGTGAGAACACCATCTAAACTCTTAGTTGCCATATTAATATTTAGTGAAAAAAATAGCGACCGGAGTCGCTATTTGAGTTGTGAGAGCTAGTAGTCTTTTTATTACTTATTTACAGCCGCAGCTGGCACAAGCCATTAATTTAACTTTTCCAGTTTTACCGCATTCTGGACACTTCTCTGTTTTATCTTTTTTATCTTCGTATGCTTCTTTTTGGCCTTTGTCTGCGTCTTTAGCAGCTTTTTTCATAGGCTCTTTCTTGTCACCATCTTTGTCTAGATCTAAAAAGTCTGGCTTGCCTTTCTTTTCAGCTAGTAAGTTATAAAGGTGCTCTTTAATATCTTCCATTGCCATTGCATTATCGCCTGGCTGTGCAGCTTTGTATTGTTTCTTCTTACGATTAATACCGCCACTTAAATCTTTTGTCATGTAGTGATGATCTTTGTATTCTGAATCGCCTGCTGACCCTTCAGGTGAATTAGCAAATTCTTCTACTGATTCATCGTCTGCATCAATGTCATCATTACAACTACTATCTGTTGTATCTTCGTCACCTGGTACTTCGTCTTTACCTGGAATCTTTGGATCATCTATAATACCTGCTAAACGTTCCATGTCTAAACGTGGCGAAAGTGTTTTTGCACTTACAGGTTCTGCATCATTTAACCCTGCATTTTTCATCATATCTAATAAGTCTGCTACGTGTTCTTTACCACTAGCGTTCATTGATACGTTAATTGTTACAGGATTACCTTGGTCCATTGCTGGAGCACTCATTGGCGCATCCATAGGTGGCATACCTGCTTCGTTTTCATTTAATTGTTGTTTTTCAGCTTCGATATTTGTCATACGCTGAATCATATCTTTCATATTCATAATTAGCTCCCTATTGCGCTCTTAGTGTTTTCGCTGTTGTCGATATCACTTGACTCACCAACTGGTCCGTCGACAGTATCAAAACTACGCTCTTTACGAGCTGTTTCTAACTCTTTTAGTAAGTCCATTACTCTGTTGCCTGCAACTTCGTTCTGGCCGTCAACGCTTTCTAGTTCTTCGGTAGTTAGTTTTGCAACATATTCACCGTCTTGTGTTTCTTCTTGATATTGCTCTTGTGGTTCCATTGGGTTTCTAACAATGATGTAAGATTGATCTATACCACAGCATTGACCTAAGTACTCTTGTAGTACTTGAGTTGTTGTTGGATAATTAAGTTCTGTTTCAAAATATGTAACTTCCATATTTTGTAATTGTGGAAAATCTAATGGACGTTCTTGAATAGGTGTTTTCTTACCTGAAGTTATGTTGTTAACTCCATACTTTTCTAAGCATGTTTTCAACATGTCCTCACAGTCTTCTGGAAGTTCCCCAGCTATACCGATTTTAAAAGGATACACCTTTTTTGCTTCTGCTAAAAATTTTTCAAACGCCATTGTAATTTTTCCTATATATATTATTTATCTGATTGGACGTTTTTCAGTTTCTCTAATAGACTGTTGCGATCTGTTACAACATAGCCTTCTCCGTTCACCATACTGTCATCCCCGGTGCCACTGTCTTTATCCAATTTCTCTTTTTTAAGTTGTAAATCAACCATTTTTAGTTTTTTGTCTAGTTTTGCTATCTTAGCATCAAGCCCTGTTTTTAACATGCCGCCTGCTACTTCAAATACACGACCACTATAACGTGATTCAACATTCATACCAAGATCCATTAGATCTTCATATGCTGTTAATGCTCTATCAGCAATATCGTTAAGTTCGACATCTGCCATTTGGCCTAACCCTTTTACTGCAGGTAATGCTGAACTAATCTTATCAAACTCGGCAATATCACGTAACGTTTCTTTATGCTGTGCGATAGGCTTAGACTCTTCTTTGGCCTTTGCTTCTTGTATTATTTCTTTAGACTCTGGTAAATCTAACATTTCTTCTAATTTTTTCGTCATAGTACTTCCTATTAACTACTAGTATTATTTATCTTCTTTTGCCTTGGTGGAAGATATCATCTTCGTTTACTATTCTAAAAAAGATACCTTTTTGTTTACACCATGCTTGTGCTGCACTCCATTTAGCTTGATTTACTACCCATGCCGCTTGATTTACTTTTGATCTGCCTACTTTTTCTTTAATTGTTTGATTTGCTGGCTTAACTTCTATTAGTTCAACTTTTTGTTTGCCGTTTCTGTCTACATACACTATAAAAAAGTCAGGTACGTATATAGTATGCTTTCCTGTAAAAGGATGTCTATACGGAATTCTTATTGCTTCACTGGCCCATTGAGCCACACTTGGATGTTCGTCACAAAAACGCATAAATGCAAATTCCCAACTACTTCTATATGTAGGGGTTTTGTTGCCTGAGTATTTGTCAGGATTTTTTAGATTAAATTTACCCTGAGCGAATCTGCCCATTTCTAGTCCTCAAAAACTTCTATGTTTCTGGACTCTATGATGTTAGTTTCTATTGGTACTTGAAACCCTAGAGTACTTGTTTTTCCTCTAGAATAGTTTAATACTTCTGCAACTAATGCACTAAGTTGACTTTCTTTTAAACCTTTTAATGTATCGAGTAATCTAAATACAGGTACATTGTCTATTTTTGCTTGTTGTAAAAGTATACTAGCAACACTTGCACTAGCTCTATCTTCAAACCCACGTTTGCCAAAATATGCTAATACAGCATCTACATCATTGCTAGGAAATTCTAATTTATTTTGATAATATGTATCAAAGAATTCTCTAACTGGCTCGTCACTATTGTTGTAACCTCGTTGTGGTAAATTTCCTTGTGCCATTATCCGCCATCTCCTGTTGTTACTGGTAAGTTATTTGCTGCTTGTGCTGAACCAACTTTTGATGCTGAAAGTGCAGAATTATTAGTTGCACTATTTGATGTAGCAGTTGTAGTATCCGAACTACCGCCGTTACCGTTAGACTTAGGAACTGATATACCTGGTAAACCACCTAAGCCTTTTTTACCTACGTCTGTAATAGCGCCAGTTAAAATACTTAAACCTTCTGATTTAAGATTATCGCTACTTAATTTTTTTGCATTCTTAACAGTGTTAGCAAGGTTAAGTACACTACCTAACCCAAAAGAACCGCCAGTAATATCACCTAGCACACTTGATGCACCATCTAGTACACCTCCGCCGCCAAACAAGTTGGCTACTCCGCCACCAGCTACACTTAATGGGCTCGGTGAAGTGTCGTAATGATCTGTTGCAAATGTTGCAGGACTATCTTCGCCTACTTTGCCCCTACTATACAATACAGCTTCATAGTTAATAGTCATTTTGTTTTCTGCTATGCCAGAACCGTCTGTTTGATCCATAGTATCATGACCCCAACTTTCAATAAGTGGATTAACAAGTGTGTATTCTGTATATTCGTGTCTGCTGAATTGATATAGTTTTATGTCTTTAAAGAACGGTACTATTTTATCGTTGTCAAGACCAAATCTATATGTTCTGCCATTTGCTTCTTTGTAAGCTGAACGTGGGTCGTAACTTGCTGTAATATTTGATATGTTGCTATCTCTATAATAGTATCTATAATATGCTTCCAACAACATAGTTGTTATACCGTTATTGTCATCATGCATTGTAAGACTAACCGGAGTATAGTCTATACGTGTTTGCACGTTCTTCTTTCTGTTGTAAGCATTTTTTACTTCAACAGCTGATCTGTATTGTGGAAGGTCGACATTTTTTACGAGCATATTTAATTCTGCTCTATGTCTATTTTTCATTTTTGGAAAGCCTGCTAAAACATCGTGCTTGTCATCTTTGTAAAAGTTAAAATTTACAAAATAAAGAAACTTTGTTTTAGGAGCAAGCCTGAATGCATCGTCTACATACAATCTAGAGGCATGTGCAAAGTCGCCTAAGTTACCCTTAGGGTTTAGAGCACCGCCGAAAAAATTATCTAAGAATCCGTTTAACTTATTTCCCATACTAATATTTATCCTCTAGGATTAAGTACGTATATAAAAAAAAGGAAGACGTTTCCGACTTCCTTTTCTTATTCGAATAGCAATTCTAGTTAGCGTTTATTATACGCCGCCGCCGCCTGTTACTAACGAGTTGACTGTTCTGCCAATCGTTGTACCAATTCCTTGTCCTACTGGAGTTTGGATTGCGTTATCATATCTAATTGATAGTGCAATAGTAGCTGCATCACTTGTTGCATAGTTTAGCGTGTTGTAGTTAGCATTATTTAGGAAACAGCCATAAAGTTCAAATGTTTCTAAAACACCTACTTCATTTGCACCGTTACCACCGTCTAATACTTCAATACGTGTTAGGAACTTGTAGTCAATACCACTTGCTGCACTTGACTGTTCAAAGAAGTCAAACTGTTTCTGTAGTTGCTCGCCTACTTGTTTCTGTACATTGTTACTTACGTCATCACGTACATTCAATGTAATTGGTTCCCAAGTATGTTTACCTGCTAAGTAACTTCTGGAGTTATACACGTCTAGTGTAATTTCTTCAAATGTTATGTTAGGACGGGTAACATCAATAACTTGTTTTGTTAATTCTGTTGTTGCGTTTGTTACACCAAAATTTTCCAATGTCACTCTAAAGCGATATTGTAGTTTCGGCATTAAAAGTCCCTGGTTGCTTGCGCTTGTATCGCTCGCTAAAGGAACTGTAATTTTTGATAATGTTGAGATTGCCATTCTATTTTTCTCCTGTTGCTAGTATTTATCAAAGTGTCGACCCCATATTTCAGGGGTCTATCACCTAATTAAAGTCCTGCAATTTCTCCTGTATTTTTAAGTCTAAGTGGAATGAATATAAATTCTACTGCCTTAACTGGTTCAATTGCAATGTCAAGATATAGTTCATTACGATCTATTCTACTTGGTGTGTTGTTTGATTCATCACATACAACTAGGAAGTCATAAAGTGCTCGTTGTCCAACAAGTTCTAACATTAAACTTTCTGCTGCACCTTTGATTTCATCTCTTGTAATTTTGTCATTTGGTTCAAACAAGTAAGGTTTTGCAAGTTTGTTAAGTTGACTACGTAAGTATACAACTAAACGTGCTACATTGATTCTATCTAATGAACTTGCATTTCTTGCTCTTGTTTTCTGTCCAAATACAACCAATCCGCTTCCGCTTAGGAATGTAACTGGGTTAATTGCTTGTGCGTAAAGTGTATCTCTTTGACCTTCGTTAAGTGCTACACTTGTAAATTCGCCTTCGCTATTAATATAACCTGCTGCTGTTGCGTTAGTAACACCACCACGTCTTGTACCTGCTGGTGCAAACCATGGGAACGATACCTGATCACTTAGTGCAATAGTTCTTAACGCCATGTGTGATGCTGGAACAACAATGTTGTTACCTGCGTTATCACTTGTAAAGCCTGCTGGATAGTAAATGCCTAAGTATTCATCAAAACTTACTAAGCCATCGTCATTATCTTCTACAGCCTTACGAACGTTAGTTGCCCATTCATTTAGTGAAGTAGCATCTGGTGTTAATCTCATTGGGCTATCACCTACGATAAATGCACTTAGTCCTCTATCATAGTTTAGTGATACCATTTCGCCAATTAGCTCTGGATACGCTGGTGTTGCCATAATGTTAAATAGTCTTGATTCATCATCTCTAATATCATCATTACTATTAACCATAGCCTGTAACGCTTGTATAACAACTTTACGCTGTGCTTTACGTCCAAAGCTACCTGAACCATCAGCTTGGTTGCCTGACTCAGTTACCCATCTGTGTGGATAGTAACCAGCCATTGATTCGTCGTTGTTGAATCTGC